TATTTTGATTTGCCAGAATTTACTTATGCAAGCGATTAGCTAAATCAGAACTTAAACTTGCAAACTGGAAGCTCGGATTCCAATTCAGCCAAACTTCCGGTAAAGCAGCGCCAACGGATCTATGCACACTTTTTTCTTGGCATGAGCAAAGCAGATATTGCCAAAGCAGAAGGAACACACAAAAGCCGGATCACCCGTTCTATCGAAGCCGGATTGCGTAGTCTGGAAAAATATTTCAAAGAAATTTTATAACAGACGGCAACTTTGCCCCTAAAAATGTACTGAATAGTAGAGGGACATATTCGGCGGGACAAGCTGGACGGGTGTGGTAAGGAAGCATATACATCCTCCCACCCCCAACTGCAATATCGATTTGTCTGCCATGCCCCTTGCTTGTTCCTTGACAACCGAATATACGCTGTTACAGGTACTTCATTCTGTGTTCCGAGCGGCAGATGGGGCGGCGCGGTGACAGGCGGCCTAAGGAGGTGATGAATCCAGGCTGTCCGAGCGATAAACGCAACCTACGAAACCGGCTGTGGCAGGCCGGACGCGATAACGACACAGATCATAATGGTACTTCTTCACAGCTTCCTAAAGACTTGGGGAGAGTTCCTGCGGCGTTTGCTTGCTCTGGCAAAGCGGCGGCGTATGCGGGACTATGATGCGGTGACGCTACCCGCAGCCTGTAACAGCCCCGTCCTTATAACAGAAGGACTTGCCGGGGTGCGTGGCAAATACGGCAGTAAAATCGAAATCAGATATAATGGGCCGGATTTATGTGTGCAATAACCATAGATCCGACCTATTCATGTGGTTTTGATAACACAGTTTTCAGAAGGGAGTTGATACTATGGAATTGAACACCATTGTCAGTGAAGTGGGTACGCTGGTAGACATTCGGGATGTCTCTGTCAACAAAGAACTTTCCCGTGATGAACGGATTGCAGAATTTGTTCAGCAAATCAAAAATCCATACCATTTTAAGTGTGGACGTTTTACTGTACAAGCCAGTTTTTCTGCTGAAGGTGCTACCCTGGAAGAATGTATCAAGGGTATTTTGCGATAGCTGCAATTTTAAGAAAGGGGCTGACTTTTCCGTAAAGGCATGGTAGAATAAGAATCGGAAAAGGAATTGAATATGGAATAACCACACTTCTTGAATTGCGGGGATTTTTCTGTGCAACGAAAGGAGTGTTTTTTTATGCAGGTTTACAAAGCGATTAAGTACATCCGTCTTTCTTATACGGATGATAAAACAGTAGAAAGTGACAGCGTTGCTAACCAGCGACGCCTGATCGATGACTACATAGCCCGACACCCGGAAATTGAGGTTGTGGCAGAAAAAATTGACGATGGTTATAGTGGTGTTTTGTTTGATCGCCCGGCATTTCAGGAAATGATGCGGATGATCGAACAAGGCGAAGCTAACTGCGTGATTGTCAAAGACCTCTCCCGCTTAGGTCGTGAGTACATCGAAACAGGCCGTTATATGCGCAGGGTATTTCCAGCCTATGGAGTGCGTTTTATCGCAATTAACGATAATGTGGACACGGAAAATGACGCTGCCGATGATCTCACGGTTTCTGTCAAAAACATTATGAATGAGGCTTACTGTCGGGATATTTCCGTTAAGACACGGAGCGCCCTGGAAGTAAAACGGCGCAGCGGGGATTTTGTAGGTGCTTTTACCATCTACGGTTATGTGAAAGTCGGCGATAAACACAAGAGCCTGGAAGTAGACGAATATGCTGCCAATGTTGTGAGGGATATTTTCAGAAAACGGCTGGAGGGATTCAGCGCTTCCCATATAGCGGATGAACTGAACCGATTAGGAATTCTTTCGCCTTTAGCGTATAAGCGCAATCACGGAATGCCTCATGCAAAAGGTGGCTATACAGACCGAAAGGATTGCAAATGGTCTGCAACTACAATCATCCGCATTTTGCAGGATGAAACTTACACCGGAACACTGGTCCAGGGCAAACAGACAACGCCCCATTTCAAATTAAAAGAGCGTGAGGACAAACCTTCTTCGGAATGGATTCGTGTGGAGGGAACCCATGAAGCGATCATACAAAAGCACGATTTTGATCTGGTGCAACGGCTCCGCAGGATTGACACAAGGACTTCTCCCAAATCGGATAAGGTTTACCTGTTTTCCGGTATTTTGATCTGCGGCTGTTGTGGCTGCCGTATGACCCGCAAGACGAACCGCTATAAAGATAAAGAGTATCACTATTATTACTGCCCGACCGGCAAAAAGAATGGCTGCACATCGTCGGTCATGCTGAAAGAGTCGGATCTGATTGAATGTGTGCAGGACAGTTTGAAAGGACATATTGAAAATGTTGCTTCTCTGGATGCCCTGCTGTCCAGTATCAGTCAGGAACGGATCAACCGGGAATTGGCGCAGGAATATGCCGCACAGATCAGAGTAAATGAAAAGCGTGTGGCACAGACCGAGGGCTTTAAGGCAAAACTCTATGAAAATCTGGTGAGTGGAATTCTGACAAAGGAAGAATTTCTCTCTTATAAGCGAAAATACAATGCAGATATTGAACTGTTCCAAAAGGCAATCGCTGAATGGAACGATAAACTTACAGATGTATTGGAAAACCGAAGCGAACGAAACCGTTGGATCAACCATTTTATGAAATTTTCTACTATGGAGGATATTGACCGCCGGGCAGTCATGCAGCTTATCCGAAGCATACGGGTAATGGGTAAAGATGAACTGCATATTGAATTTAATTACCAGGATGAATATCAGAAAGCAATCTCTTTGGCGGAACAGATTGCTACAAAAAATGAAGAAAGGATGGTGGGCTAAATGGCAAGAAAAAGCAGAAAACAGACGGCAGCGCCTATGCCGACACCATCTTTATATGTACATGTGGCTCTGTATATCCGTCTTTCTGTGGAGGATAACAAAAAGCGGGGCTGCTCAGTAGAAAATCAAAAGCTGGTACTGAATGACTTTCTTTCAGATAAACCAGACTTCGTTGTGTATGATACCTATATTGACAACGGAGCGACAGGGACAAATTTTCACCGCCCTGGATTTCAGCAAATGCTATCTGATATTGAAGCAGGCCACATTAACTGTGTGATTGTTAAGGATCTTTCCCGATTAGGGCGAAATTCCATTGACACAGGTTATTATATCGAACAGTATTTCCATGCTCATAATGTTCGCTTCATTGCTGTTACGGATCAGTTTGATACAGCGGATTCCGGAAATCTTCATGGCGGTATCATGCTGCCTTTGAAAAATATGATCAATGAAGCCTATGCCTTGGACATTGGACGAAAAATCAAAGCACAAGCGCGGCAGGCTATGAAAGATGGTGACTATATTGGCGCACGGGCACCTTACGGTTACAGGAAAGACCCTGATAATTGCCATAAACTTCTGATTGATGAAAATACTGCCCCTGTGGTAAAACAGATTTTTGAATGGGCGCACGAGCATGTGTCGCTAAACCGGATTGTCCGCAATCTAAATGAGATGGGGATTCCGGCACCGAGCCATTATAAAAAGGCCACTGGCGAGATTACCAGTCCGGGCCTGATCGGAAGCGGCAAATGGCAGACCCGTACAGTGATGAAAATTTTAGAAAGCGAAGTCTATACAGGCGATCTGGTGCAAGGAAAAACAAAGATTGTAGATCATCAGCAGGTCAAGGCTGGAGAAGATAATCTGATTATTGCCAAATGCACCCATGAACCGATCATTAGCTATGAATTGTTTCATGCAGTTCAGGAATACAGAAAACAGATCTGTGAAGAAAGCAAAGCAACTCCAAAACGCCCCTACACGCCAAACATTTTCAAAGGCAAAGTGTTCTGTGCTGATTGTGGCAGAAGCCTTCACCGGCAACGTGCCGAGCGCCGGAAAAGCCCCGATACTTATTGGTTCCACTGCCTTACAAACAGTCGGGTAGAAAAAGATAGCTGCAAAGGCGCAACGATGCAGGAAAAGGAACTGATTTCTACTGTTACGGCTATTCTTGAAAAAGAGCTGACAGTTGCGCTGGGAATGTCGCTGCCACTCTTTCAGTTGGAGGCAAGACAAAAACAGGAAAAAGATAAGCTGAAAATTCAGATGTCGGCCAAACGGCAGGAAATTGAAAAAACACGCCGGCTGATCCGTGGTCTATATGAAAATTTTGTGCAGGGTATTTTGACAAATGATGAATACTTTGAATTGAAGGCGGATTATGAATATGCTATCAATGCTCTGTCTGGTGAGATTGAAATATTTGAAAAATCTATGGACTCCCTGGACAACCAGCTTGCCCGATACCGTGCAATGGAAAAGGATGCAAAAACACTGGCACAGGATCATGTGCTGACTGCAGAACTGATCGAACGGCTCATTGAACGAATTGAGATTGATCACGAGCGGAATATTCATGTAACCTTCCGTTTCAAAAATGAATTTCAGGGAAAGGCGGTGGAACCGTGCACAACTATGTGATTGCCCTTTATATCCGTCTTTCTGTGGAAGATTTCAAAACCGAAAGTTTGAGCATACCAAATCAAAAACTGATTCTTCGTGAAAAAGCTATGTCTCTGCCGGAATGGGATAACAGTGAGATTTTGGAATTTATTGACAACGGTCATACAGGGACAAACTTTGAGCGTCCGGCAGTGCAGGAACTTTTAACAATGGTTCAGGCCGGAAAGATCAACTGTATTATTGTAAAAGACCTTTCCCGATTTGGACGCAACAGCATTGAAACAGGCTATTTTATTGAGCGGGTATTTCCTCTTTACCACACCCGTTTTATTTCCGTCAGTGATGATTTTGACACAGCTAATTTCAAAGGTGATACCGGAGGGATTGATATTGCTTTCAAGTATCTTATTAGCGAGTGTTATAGCCGGGATATGTCCATGAAAACCAAAAGTGCAAAATACGCAAAGATGCGTCGTGGGGAATATCAGAGTGCCATCTGTCCTTACGGCTATCGCAAGAGTGCAGACGGACGTATGGAACCGGACGAGGATGTTGCCCCGAATGTGCAGATGATATTTCAATGGGCGTCTGAAGGCAACACCGCAGCCGAGATCACAAGAAAACTGTATGCCATGAATATCCCCACCCCTGGGGAATATCGCAAACTTAAAGGCAAGAACTATTACAATGTTTCCCGAACAAACGGCGTTTGGAGTACATCAACGGTCCTGCGTATTTTAGAAGATCAAAGATATATCGGTACCTATGTAATTGGCAAGAGAAAGGTAAAAGAGATTGGCAGCCGACATACACAGTTAAAGGATGAAAGTGAGTGGTTCAAAATACCGAACCATCATCCGGCTATTGTAAGTGTGGATCTATTTGAGAGAGCCAATGCTTCAATTAAGCGTTTCTCTCTGTCAAATAAAAAGCCGCGTGATTATCTGCTCCGTGGTAAGGTATTCTGTGGATGCTGCAATCATGCAATGGCTCTACGAAATGGTGCGTGGTTTTATTGCCGTCATTCCGAGGTGGCTGAAACGCTTCCTTGTCATGGTGTGCGCATAAAGATGGCAGATCTGGAGCAGGTTGTATTTGAAACAATTCGGGCTCAAATGTGTCCGGTATTGGGAATTGATAGCAATAAGGATAAATTGGATTTGCAGACAGTCCAGCAGGTCGAACATGAAGAAAAACTCCGTTCTATTCAAGACAGCAAGCGGCATCTTTATGAGCAGTATGCGCTTGGAGAGATTGATTTGGAAACCTATCGAACACGAAAAGCGGTTTATGACACGGAGCTGGTACAAGCCAAAAATGTTCATGCTGTCATTACTGCACAGACCAAGCAGATAAAAAGTGATTATGAGATTAAGCTGAAACAACAAGAAATTGTGCAGGAAGTCGGAAACGCCAACATGCTGACAAAAGCTCTGATTGACCGGCTTATCAACAAAGTTTACGTCTTTCCAGGAGATCGGATTGAGATTGAATATGCAACACAGGATTTCTTAGAAACTAAGGAATCCGAAAAGGAGGTATAACCGTGAACACCCATTTGAAACAGCTATGGGCAGCTATGAAGCTGCCCGAAAAACTTCAAAAAAAGTTATAAATTTTTTTGTCGTGGGCTTGACATACGGGTGGCGTAAATCATGGAATCTTATATGCTTCAGCTCATTCTTGTCACAGATAAGCCTAAAGTGCTGTGTAACAAAATTCGGCTTAATTAAATTCCCCATAGGATCTACATTGATATATTCTCTGAACTCCTTGTTATAGGAATCACCAAACAGTTTTGCATTAAGCTGCTGATTACGCAGCAGTTTAACAAGTAGTTCTTCCAGCTGGGGCACCAGAGGTAAAGACCTGTTACTGGATTTGGTTTTTGGTTTGTCCTTCTTTATCATTTTCAGCTTGCCATCGATACAGGACTCTACGACGACGTGCTTTACGCTGATTGTTTTACGGACAAAATCAATGTTCTTCCATTTCAAACCAATAATCTCACTTCTACGCATCCCATAATAACTTGCAAAAATTACAATCTGTTCGAGAGGATCTCCGCGAAAAACCCGGAACATCTGATCCAATTCTTCAGCATTGTAAATACTGCCGACAAAAACTTCTTTAATAGGCTTTTTAACACGATCAGCGGGATTGCAGTTTATGGTTCCGTCTATATACAATTCCTGCAATGCCTTTCGTATATTTGCGTGTCTGTGGATTACAGTATTTGCAGATACTTTTCTGGTATCCATTAAATAATCGTAATAATCCTTTATCAGCTGTGGGTTTTTCTCAAGATCTGACAGAGTAAAACCTTTTTCCAAAAAATATGGATAAACGGAACTTTCAATGCCACATTGATAGCCAGCGAAGGTATCTTCATCTACCGAATGTCTCATGGATTTAAGCCAGAACAGCATATAATCACAAAATAAAATCTGATCGACTGGTTGTAGCATGAGATTAGGGTTAACGGGTGGAATTACCCGTTTTTTCTTATTTCCCTGTTTGTTCGTATTCTTGAATGAAGTAAGATTCATCACATCGGGTTTATCCATAGTGGTTTCAGAAAAACCATTCAGATTACGATTATCTGACTGATGTGCAACAACATCAGTATCTAAACTACTTAATTCTTCCGGATTCACTTCCCTTCCTTGCTCAGCAGCCATTTCAGGCGGTGTAAACTCTTGACGTGCTTGTTGGAGCATTCTTTCGGCATTTCTTGCATTTCCTCTGATTTTCAGGCCGGTAGAGATTTGTTTTGTCTTTCTCTTTCCATTTGCATCCTTATAACTCAGAATAATCTGGTAAATACCGTTTTGCTCCCTCAGATGACCTGCTACCATATATATTTCCTCCTTTTGGTAGTCTCAGCTCATCTGCCATGACAAGAGCATTATAGCATACCTAAAATGAAATTAGAAAGGTATCTGTAAATATTCCAAAACATAAATTTTTGGTATTTTATAGATACGTCCGATACAAACAGATTTAATCTGCTTTTCTTTCACAAGCTTATAGGCTGTTTTGGTGCTGATGCCGAGCATGGAAGCAAGCTGTTCTACGGTTACTACATCAGGGTAGTTTTCAAAAATAGATTTATTTGTATTTTTCATAGTGAATCCTCATAAATGATAGGTTATACACATATCTCCCGTCACCGCTTCCTGCGCCCTTTTAGGCCGCGTAGTATGGCTGTACTGTGTGCATTTAGTCTATCCGCAGTGATAGGACGGATAGCACCCGTATGCATGACGGTATATGCTATGAACTTGTCATGGAGCAATGACCCATAATACAGATCACTTGTAGAGTAAATACAGCAGATGATGAAAAATCCCTGAAAAATTTTTTGAATTTTGTCAATGGGCTAATAACATACAAACAATGTTATCAGAAGAAAGTTGGAATGCTTTGATTATTATAGCGAGTGTTAAAAGCCGGTTGACAGAGTAATCACAGATATGCTATTCTCAGCTTGTAATTGATTTTTGTGCATCCCAATCGGGATAGAAGCACACGTTGTTTAAGTTTGTACGTAAGTGTCAAAAATTGCCATAAGTAAAAGTGGCATATTTTTGGCACTTTTTTTGTTTCCGGAAAATGGAAATGAAAAATAAGTTTATATGTGGGCAATACCACACGCAGTTTAGGAATGGATTCATTGTGCAGCCATTCTTTTTTGTTGCCAGAAATTGCCCATACAAGGGCTTAATCCGCAAAGCGGCTGGATAAATAACCTCGAATGAGGAGAAGAAAGGAAGGAAAACAAATGAATGGAGCAAGAGTGTTTGAAGACGCTTACAGTGGTGTCTTCAGGGAACAGGAGGATTTCTTTTCATGCCTACATGAAATTATGGGAAAATCCTTATGGATTCGACAAAAGGTCAGAAACCTGCGGTTAGTTCCTATTATTGCAGGGAGTACCTTTGAGAAAGAACTACGCAGTCAGTATACGGAAGATGGCATGGATGATGGCATCATATCGGATACGATTGCAAATACGGCGTTAATGCTCAAATACCGGGGAGATATGTTACCGGTGAGGGACTGCGCCATTAAGAGCATTCTGGACCGTGCAGGTATCCAGGGAAGCGGTCTTCGCGGGGTGGAGAGAAACGTCTATGCCAGGATATTAAATGACGTACTGAAAGTCACAAAGGGAGAGGCATTACTCCGCATCAGCGAAGGAAAGGTATCCGCAGTATTAAGCGGAGACTGCAATGATTACGCTATCCTTAACATGGAGGAGATATTCCTTCACACCATGCAATATTTGCAGGAGGAATTTGAAGGCTGCAGGTATATGGCAGGCTTCTATGAGCATGACATGGTATCTGCCATGTGGAGCATTGATGAGTCAGGTCTGTTATCGGCTTACAGCAGGGAACTTTCCCTTCTTGGGAAGACGACGGAAGACATGATCCCCATGGTGCGGGTTACTACATCGGATACCGGAACCTGTGGAGCCAATATTTACCCTATGCTGTTAAACGTAAAGGATGGAAAGAGTGTCAACCTGGGGTCTCCATTAAAGCTTGTTCATAAGAACGGCAGCACAATGGCAGACTATGATGCACAGCTTAAGAAACTCTATGCAAAGTATCAGCTTGCGATCGGAAAGCTTACAGAACTTTTAGAAGTACGGATCGCCAATCCGGTGAACTGCATGACAGAGGTAATGGCGAAGCTTGCCATACCTAAGAAGTACCAGGCAGAGGCGCTGGAGTTATTTAAGGCGCAGTATAATGTCTGGTCTTGTACGGCACATGATATCTATTTCGCTATTTCAGAGATCCTTTTCATGCTGGAGTGCGAAGGAGCTTCGGGCAGCCGTATCGCAAAGATGGAAGAGCAGATCGCAAGGGCACTGTCAATGAACTGGGCAGAGTATGATTTCCCGGAAATGTAAATAAAAACAAAGGAGAATGGACAAATGGAAGAATTAAGAAAGAAACTGATGGAAGAATTAAAGAATAAACTGGGAGAAGGATATGAGGTATCCCCGGTAGACGTAAATAAGAATAATGGAACGATTTTACATGGAATTTCTATATTGTTAAAAGGCAACATAGGAGGTCCTATGGTATATGTAGATAATTTCTATCAGAGATTTCAGGGGACCAATGAAGAGATTGAGGAGATGATAGATTACATTCTGGAGGATATCAGATCCTGCTATGAAATAGACGATGAGGAGCTACAAAGAAATGTCTATGAATATGACAGGGCAAAGGAACATCTGAGAGTTGCACTGTGCAATTATGAGGCAAACAAGGAAACTTTATCCAGCAGACCTCATAAGCGGATCCTTGATCTGGCAGTCACCGCGTGTATCAGAAGTGAAACAACGCCAGTGATAGGATCAGGCTTCATCACTGTATCAAACACATTATTGCAAATCTGGGGAGTTTCCGAGGAGGAAATGTTTGACATTGCCTTGGAGAACACGATGAAAGAAGAAGTCTGCTGCAAACTGAGTGATCTGCTGGCACAACAGGATGACTTTGAGCTTCCTCCGGGAGTGGAGATTCCCATGTATATCCTGACAACGAACGACAAAAGACTTGGTGCCAGTATGCTCTTGAATGTAGCGGCACTAACCCGGATAGCGGAGGAGTTACACAGCAACCTGTTTATCTTTCCATCCAGCATTCACGAAGTCCTGGCATTACCGGAAGAAGGTTCAAACAATCAGATAGCAATGCAGAAAGAAATGGTGGAAGAGGTAAATGCAAGCAATGTTTCTCCGGAGGAAAGACTTTCCAACAGCGTTTATTACTTTGACCGCGAGAAACAAGAGGTCACCATAGACTATCTGGGGAAACCGCTCAGCGAACTGAACAGATAGAAACAGAATGAAATATAGAACAGTGGCAGAAAAGAGAAGGCATCCCCTTCTCTTTTTCTGTCGTATGGAAGGAGAAAGAATATGAGTCTTAACTTAAATTACAAACCGGAAGCAGTTGTGGATATTTCTAGATTATCAAGAGAGGAATGGTTAGATTACCGAAAGAAAGGAATCGGTGGCAGTGATGCTGCAGCAATCATGGGAGTTTCCCCGTTTGCAACCAAAAGAGATCTCTTTTATGACAAAACAGGTATCCGTCCGGCTTTTCAGGAGAATGAGGATAACTGGGTAGCAAAGGAAGTAGGACACAGACTGGAAGATCTGGTAGCAGAAATCTTTTCCAAAAAGACAGGACTTAAGATTTTTCCGGTGCGCACGATGTTCAGACATCCGCTGTATCCCTTTATGCTTGCAGACGTGGACTTTTTCATCGAATTTGCAGATGGTACGTATGGAATCCTGGAGTGTAAGACAACCAACTACAACTGTCAGGAAAAATGGGCAAATAATACAATCCCGGTCAACTATGAGTACCAGGTACGGCACTATATGTCTGTCATGAACATTGATAAGGCCTATATTGCCTGCCTTTACGGAAACAACGCAGAGGAGTTCTTTATACGTCCCCTGGAGAGAGACCTGGAGACAGAAGAGGATCTTATTGCGGAAGAGAAGTACTTCTGGGAAGAAAAGGTGTTGAAGAAGGTGGAGCCGGATTATGTGGAGAAAGCAGATCTTGTGATCGCAAGCATCAAAAAGCATTATGGTCCAGCAGATCCGCAGGCCGCAGGTGTCATTCTTTCCACAAAGAATCTATCAGGGATCAAGACGTATCTGAGCCTGAAGCAGGAAAAAGCGAAGCTGGAAGGCGAGGTAAAGCGTCTGGAGGAGAGAATGAAGCAGTCCTATCTTGGCGTTCTGGAAGAATTAGGAGCAAGCTGCAGCGGCACGATCATGGATGGCACCACAAAGTATGAGGTGTCCTATAACCCGACCTACCGTACCTCCATTGACAAAAAGGGACTGGAAAAACTGAAAATCCAGCACCCGGATGTCTATGACGATTACGTGCAGACGACGGAGAACCGGAGATTTGCCGTAAAGGAAAGAAAGGTGGCGTAACGGTATGGAGAAAAGAAAGGTTGTATTTATCTGTGCACCGTACGATGCAAAGGATTCCATCGCTCACGCAAAGGAGATCGCGCTTGTATCGCATTTTCGGACTCTTATAGAGGATATGTACCACTATAAGACTTATGCTCCCGGAAGCTACCTTACCGGGCCTTCAAAGGAGGCAAAGGATTTCCGGGTAGAGATCGAAGATGTGATCCTTAAAAACTGCCATGCGATGTTTGTATGTGGCAGGGAAGTGACAGGTGGAATGCAGGTACAGATTACAAAGGCAAAGGTATTAAATATCCCAATTTACCGGGTAGTGGAAGGCAAAAAGGGAGTGATTATTACCATGTATGTAGAACAGGAGAAAAAATATGTGTAAGGAAAGAAAGATACCAGAAATACTTATATGCTCACCTTGTGATGCGGTCACAGAAGAAGATGCAGAAAAGGAATATGAGCTCCGCAAGCACTACAAAAGAGTGTTCCGAAGAGGAGAGCCTAAGTGCTGCACTTTTAAATACATTGCTTTTGCGATTAATAACGCAAACCTATCAGATGCGTTCTTCAGGAAGAGCCTACAAAAGTCAATGGCTAAGTCCTGTGATATCGTCATAGTCTGCGGAGATGTGATAACACCAAATATGAAAGAGCAGATTGAAGAAGCAAAACAATATCATAAGGAAATATATCGAATGATAGAAAAAGAGGACGGTGCTTGTATCTTCTGCTATCAAGACAAGGAGGAAGCAGATGAAAAGCAGATTTGTCAGAAGAGTTTATGAGAAGAATGGATTCTGCATCTATGCGTATCATACCGAGGATGCTTCGGTACCGCAGGGTGCAAGGAGCAGCTATTACAAAGGAGATGGCTGTGAATTTACCGCCGTAGGCAATAATCTTCCGGCAAATAGGCTGTCGGAAGTAGATCTGCATGGTGACTGGGAGAAAAACAGCCACGGAGTGCAGTTCAAAGTAGATTATTTTGAAGAGATCCGCCCGCAGAGTGTGGAAGGAATCGAAAGCTACTTGGCATCCGGTATGGTAAAAGGGATCGGTCCCAAGACGGCAAAACTGATTGTCGGAAAGTATGGCACCAGAACGTTTGAAATTCTGGATGATTACCCGGAGTCCTTACTGGAGATCAAGGGAATCACCAGGAAAAAACTGGATAAAATACTTTCGGCATATCAGGACAGTCATGCGGTCAGGGATCTGGCAGCGTATCTTACTCCGTTTAAGGTAACACCCAAGAAAATCCGTAAGATCTATGAGCATTTCGGGAATGCGGCACTGGATGTCGTAAAGAACCAGCCGTTTGCCCTGTGTGAGATCAGTGGATTTGGGTTCCTTACCGTGGATGAGATCGCCAGAGCGAATCACTGCAGACCAAATGAGCCATTAAGGATCGAAGGCTGTATCGGCTACTGCATGGAACTGGAAATGCAGAATGGTAATCTCTATGCCGATAAGCAGAAATTCCAGAAGCAGGTGCATGAGCAGCTAAACAGAGGTTATGCAGAAGAAGTCGTTACCGAGGTAGAGGTGTATAAGGTGATGTACCAGATGGTGCATGACAAAGCCCTTTACTATGAGGATGGTGCCCTGTATAGTGCCAAACTCTATCATTTTGAGACACAAGCAGCGAAGGATCTGGCTACACTCCTGGTGCAGACGTATATGCCGCCTGCAGGACTGGAAGATCTGATCACGCAGGCGCAGAAGGATTTAAAGCTGTTATTATCCGACAAGCAGGTGGAAGCAGTAAAGAAGGCATTCACAAATCTGGTGAGTATTATCACCGGCGGTCCCGGCACCGGTAAGACTACGGTGCAGAGGGTACTGTTATACATCAGCGAAAAGCTGGGAGAAGAAAAGATCTTATTAACTGCTCCCACAGGCAGAGCCAGCAGACGCATGGCGGAAAGCACCGGAAAAAGTGATGCATTGACGCTCCATAGTGCGCTTGGATTAAATAACGATGAGGAGTGTGAGGCTGCGGACGAAATGTTATCCGAGGATTTCATCATTGCGGATGAGTTTACGATGGCTGATATGCGGCTGTCCTATGAACTTTTCAAGCACATCGAAAAGGGTGTACGCGTGGTGATCGTAGGAGACGTAGACCAGTTACCCAGTGTCGGCCCCGGAAATGTGTTCCGCGAGCTTGTGCTGTGCGGTGTGATCCCGGTCACAATCCTTGACATGGTATTCCGTCAGGGAAAGGACAGCAGGATCGCAGCAAACGCCCATAAGATGCAGGAGAATGATACGAACCTGGATTATGGAGATGACTTTATCTTCTGTCCGGCGGATACTGCAGCGGAAGCGGCAGACAAGGTTGCGGAATATTACAGATCCTTTGTGGATGCGTATGGCGTTGACAATGTGCAGGTACTTACTCCATTTCGTAATAAGGGAGAAGCAAGCGTTAATGCCTTAAACGACAGGCTGTGGGAGATGGTAAATCCAAAAAGCAGTATTGCCAGGGAATTAAAGGCCGGCAATGCGCTGTACCGGGAAGGAGACCGGATTATCCATAACAAAAATAAGAATGACATCAGTAACGGTGACATCGGGTATATCACGGATATCTATCAGGATGAGGATGGCGTGGATCTTATGCGACTGTCCTTTTCGGATGGAAGAATCGTGGAATACAGTGCAGAGGATGCAGACCTAATCGAGCACGCATATGCAACAACGGTACATAAGAGCCAGGGAAGTGAATATAAGGTTGTGATCCTTCCATGGCTTCCCATGTTTTACATGATGTTACGGCGTAACATCCTCTATACGGCGATCACCAGAGCAAAAGAAAAAATAGTCATTGTAGGCAGTAAGAAGGCTCTCTACCAGGCAATCCATAACACGGCGTGCGACAAGCGAAATACCCGTCTTGGAGAGCGGATCGTAAGGGAATACAACGCACTGCTTGCGAAGAAAGCTTCAGCATAGGAGGATGACAATGAATAAATATGCCGATGAGTTTTATGCGACATTTCAGGAACTTGCGAGGAAATATTCAGCAGAAAAAGTGTGGCAAGATGTGATTTATGCCTGCGCTTTAACGCAATCAGTTTTTTTACGGAGTCAGGATAAGAGCGGTCATGAAAAGATTGATAGGATAATGGAGCAATATTCCGAAAAAGAGCAGTATAAAATAATAAGTTTATATGCGAACATCATGGATGCACTGCAAGAAAATCCGGGTCAGGATTTTTTAGGAGAGATGTATCACAGGCTTGATTTGCAAAAGAATGAAAAAGGGCAGTTTTTTACTCCGTATGATGTATGCAAGCTGATGACTTTATTAAGTTTATCCACCGAGAATCTTGCAGGAGAAATTTCCCAAAAGGGTTATGTTACAGTAAGCGATCCTGCGTGTGGATCCGGAGCCCTTTTACTCTCTTTTTATGAAACGGTAAGAGAAATGGGAATTACAGGTTATCAGGTGTTGGCTGTGGCACAGGACGTTGACAGATCAGCAGCTCTTATGTGTTATCTGCAGCTTTCGGTGTTATTTATTCCGGCAATCGTAATTGTCGGTAATTCTATTACCAACCCTGGGATAGATCCTCAAAATGAGGTATGGTATACGCCTGCTTACAATGTATATCACTGGCATTATGAGCGTTACCATATAGGAGAAGGGACGGATCTTAAGACTGCAGTCAACGAGGAAAGTGGAGGAAAGGTATAGCATGAGCGAAATAGTAATGCCGGAGTGCATGAAACAAAGAAGAGCAAAGTTATTAAATGCCACGTATGAATATTTCCTTACTGTACTTGAGATGGACAGAAACGAGGCAGCACTGCGGTTCCCTATGGATGAACAGCTGATGTGGGTACTCTTTGGGTATGCAGACACCATGCTGGAACGATTAGGGTTCAACGTATGCTATCCGGACATCTATGTGCAGGATGGAAAGAAGATATTATGTAATACGACGCATTGCGGATGTAAGCCCTGCCATATCAGGGACGCATCCAGAATATCAGAACAGTTAAAAGATGTACTAGAAAATGCAGGGTTTTGCATAGTCAGCGAGGATATCACCGGGATAAAAGTACGGGATCCTAAGGATGACGAATGCACTATATCTATTACAGCAAAGAAAAATTCATAGAAACGGGCGGGAAGGCGGTATTTATTATATATCACCTTCCTTAAATGGAAGGAGCAAAAAGAATGAGTGAACAGACCTATATGTATGAGCAGGAAACAGCCGTAGCAGCATTACACCAGGTGGAAGGATTCGACCCAAGGAAATTTATGCGTCTGATACAGAAGGAAGACCAGTCATCCCAGTACTATCTGGATGTGGCTTACCGTAAACTGTGGTTTCGCCTCTGCTATCCGGAAGGAAAGATCGTGAAAACGATCCGTAGCATCACGGAGAAGATGGCAATTGTGGAAGCTAAGGTGTATTTAAGCAAGAATGATCCGGAGGATTCCTATGTTGCCAATGCGTTTGCGCAGAAGTACCGCATGGATGATTCAGAGATCGGTCAGAAATATGTGGAACTTGCGGAGACGGCAGCTGTGGGACGGGCATTATCGGATGCCGGTTTCGGACTTCAGTTTGCAGACCGTGAAAAAGAGATGGATCCGGAAGTAACGGAGGCACCCATCGATGAAGAAGTGATGGCAGGAACTCCCATCTGCCCGGAGAACATTCCGGAGGAAGTTTTTGGGAGCAGTGTTGGAGAAAACCTGATGGAAGATATGATTCCGGGACAGTGTGGAATTGAGGATTATATCCCGATGCCGGATGAGATCATGCAGGTGGAGGAGGCTTCAAAAGAGGACGCACAACCGCCCAAGGCAGCACAGCAGCCTACGAAGAAGCCGGAGCAGACGCCACAGGAGCAGTTCATGCAAAATAATGTGTCTCCGGAGTCCACTGTTGGCATTACAAGGGATATGTCGGTAAATGACATCTACGGAAAGCTTACCAGAGACTTAGCAGTAAAGGTAGTAGTTTCTGCCGGATGTTACAAGGGTAAGACTCTGGGGCAGATTGCAGTAGAGAAGCCGGGATCCTTACAGTGGTATGTGGATTCCTATAAAGGTCCAGATAACCTGCTTCGTGCAGCAGCAAAGTATCTGCTCGATCAGGCACTTGCACCTGCCTGCTAAAATATAGGGCCCCACATTTTGTGGGGTCGATAGAAAGGAGAGGTACAGCAATGCAGGATTTTCCATTTACGATTCGTGACGTGGCAAGTGTGATGAATCTGCGGATCAGACATCGGAATACGGTAAGCCTGGATGTAGACTGTCCGCTTTGTGACGACCACAAAGGGAAAATGAATCTGAACTTTCAGAAGAATGTATTCCGTTGTAACCGGTGCGGTGAGAGCGGAGGAATGCTAAATCTGTATGCGAAAGCATACGGGGTAGATCTCCAGACCGCCAGAAAAGAGATTATCGAAGCTACCGGTGGAAGTGCATTTAAGAGAGAGCAGATCCATAGAAGAGAGATAGAAAGCACCAGACCACAGATCACTAATGCAGAAATGGCAGAAGATGCCGTAAAGCATAAGACTTATACCAGGCTGTTTGAGATGCTGATCCTGGCAGACTGCCACAAAGACAGTCTGTTAAAGCGTGGATTCACGGAAGAACAGATTGAAGCAAATGGGTATAAGAGTACTCCGGTATATGGCTATAAAAAGCTTACCAAGCGGTTGATCGAGGAAGGATGCACGGTAGAAGGCGTTCCGGGATTTTACAGGGATAAGGACGGAGAATGGACGATCTATTTTAACAGAAAAGCTTCCGGTTTTATGATCCCGGTGAAAAATCCGGATGGACTCATTACCGGCGTACAGATTAGATTAGATCACCCTTACGATGGCAGAAAGTATATCTGGTTGTCCAGCGTCAACTTTGAAGCAGGGACGACTTCCGGAAGCCCTGTGCATTTCGTGGGAAAGCCGGGAGATAAGACGGTATTTGTTACGGAAGGACCATTAAAAGGAGATCTGGCCCATGCGTTATCCGGAAGAACCTTCCTGTGTGTTCCCGGAGTCAACCAGTCAGCAAACCTGATGCCAGTCTTAAATGAGATGAAAGAGCTGGGAACCGGGTTCCTCTATGAAGCCTATGACATGGACAAGCTGCTTCGACCGGTCTGCCAGGGGGATTACAGTGAAAACTGTAAGGAATGTCCCTGTTATCGTAAGGACTGGAAGAAGCAGCGTATTCCCTGTGAAAAAAAGCAGATCAAGCGGGATAATATCAACCGTGGCTGCAATAAGCTTGCCGAGATCTGCAAGGAGCTTGGCCTTCAGGGTAAGACGCTTACCTGGGATACGGATACAGACGGTAACTGGGCAGAAAACGTGAAAGGCGTGGATGATTACCTGGTTTCCATTAGTAAGTCCAAATTTAGGGAAATTTAATTGCCCTATCCCTTTTGTATTGGAAAGGAAGTAGACAGGATGAAAATGGTGTATATAGTGATCTGCTGTTGCTGCAATGGGACGAATATTTTGAAATTGATTCTGTTTGGACATCCGAAAAGAAGGCAGAAAAGAGATGCAACGAATTAAATGAAAAAGGTGAGAAATATCTGATAGAAAAATGTGGATGCGGATTATACGAAGTACGGAGCGAAATTGTATGCACGTAAAGCAAATCCATGGTACAGAAAAAAGGAAATGTGACAGGCGAATTATACTTACGGTATATTTACACAGTAAGTAAAGTAGGGTATATTTATATCAAGTGTAATTCCTGTCACGTGCACAACAGGTAATTGGTTGCGGTGGGTAACGGACCCATGCAGGAACCCTGTGGCACTCAAAGTTAGAAAAAAGAGCTATTTTCATGGACGTTTCGGACGTTAGCCAAAGGATCTGATGCATCAGAGGCACTAGGCACATGATAGGCTCTTTTTTTATGGGTATTATTAAAATTATCCTGCGGAGTGAACTTCGTCAGAATCTTCACTTTTAAAGAGCACGTCAAACATCCTATCAACGGAAGTGAAGGATGGATATTGTTCAGGATGCTTACGCATTTCGTCTACTTCTTTCATGGCAGCTATTGTCTCATCATTGGGTAGGTTATTTACTTCAGGTAAGGCGTAGCTGAAAATGCACCGTCCGATACTGTTCAATGAGCTGGCGCTATTCGACAAGCTCTTTGAGCATTGCGCCGAGATTGACGAAGCGGCACGAAGCCGCATGGAACTGATCGTGCCAGAGCTGGCAAAGCAGTACGGCGTGACCGAAAGGCTGAAAGCCGAAAACCAAATGGAATGGGTGCGGCAGATGAACGCTTGCAAGGCACAGGCAGAGGAGATTGTGAAAGCGGAATTGATTTATGATTGAGCG